TAAAAAATTTACTCGCAATTGGCGTAATTTTTGTGCCAATCTTTTTCGTGAAATCAATAAATTTTTTATAAGCTCTCTTGTCTTTATTCACAACCGGTGGTTTCATTATCTTCGCCGCTTGCTCATATAAAATGCAAAAATAGCGATGCTCTCCGGACCCCTTAGGCGGCGTTGGTGGATAATACGGCAACAAAACCGTCCCCTTGTGGACTTTATCCCCGGGAATATTATAAATGCACTGGTGAATATGTGGTCCAGTTGGTGCATCAGGGTCAACAATTATAAACGTATAATATTTATCAATTTTCTGCCTATTCGGGAAAATTTCACTGTAATGAATTTTCGGTTCAGTTTGAACAGCAAATAGAGGCATATGTTCGCCATCACGAATATTATTATTCCCAAACATCACATACAAAAATTTGGAGTAATTCATGAATCTTTAAGAGATTTTTTTCTTGGAGTCGCCGCTGCTGGCTTTTTCGCCGCAGCTGTCGCAGTCTTTTTCTCGGCTTTTATTTTCGCCAATCTTTTCAAAACTTTATCATCAACATTCAATATTTCATCGCGGAAATCTTGGGGTTCCTCTTTCTTCTCTTCGACTTTCTTTTTAATCGCTTCGATTCCAATGGGCTCCAATTTCTTTTTGGTCGGTTTGAGAGCCATGAATTCATTGGCTAAATCATCTTTGCCCCTCTTCGTGAAAAAATTGGTAATCAATTGCGTCCCATTCAATTTATTTTCGTAGGTTTGCACAATTTCTCCAATTAATAGTCTTTCGGCTTCTGCCTCTCGAAGGGCTATCCGTTTGTCCTCAATTTCTTTCTCGTTTTTCCCTTTCTCTTTCATTTTCTCCAGTATTTTCTCATCCATCCAGTTCGCCTTGTAGCCATCCAATTGCTCTAATTCAAGAGCAAATAATTGCACACATGGCGTCTTGATCTGATGTTCTAAATAATACATAAAGTCGGGCTTACATTTCCCAGGGTTTTCTTTGATATATTGTGGATGTTCCACCTTATCTCCCTGTAATAATTTCTCGCCTTTCTTCACATCTTTCTGAATAAATACGAAAGGGATTCGATCATTTGATTGGGGCTTATTTCCAGGGTCCCTTTGCGCCATTCTGTCCGCCAATGCAGCATGAGCAATGCTCGCTCTATTGGCGTATTCGGCACGCAAGGTTTTTGTGATAACAAGGTCCGACATATCCGCGGAACCAGTCAATAATTCATTAACTTTATCCTTGAAAAAGCGCTCAGCTTTCTTGATATCTCGGTCGTTCAAAATAATTTTAATAATGCCACCATATATAATTTTCGTAAGTTGGCAATTATCACGCCTCTTGAGCACAATTCCCATACTATTCTCTTTGAATTTATGGGGGTCATGCTCATATTTATTGGCAACATAGCGCTTCTTCGCCAATTGAATAAAGGGATAAAATGTTTTTTCATACTCTAGCTCCTGAGGTTTCTTCAGTAGTCCAGTAATATAATCACCACATTCCATCGCCAACTCAATCGACTTTTTCAGCGCATCGACACCTTCAAGGCGCAATCCCAGCTCATTCTCCCAATATTTGTGGAATGATAAAAAAACTGAGTCCGTGTTTTTCACAACAATTGAGCCAATACCGGAATTAAATAATCCCATAGATGTCTCAATATCATAAACGAATATATCCTCTGAGCAAAGCCCCAAATCAATAATCTTTTTGATAATATTGGGGTTTTCTACTTGTGAAAATCCTTTTCTTATATAGTAAAAATTCGGGTTTTTTCCACAATTTTCTACAGATATTTCAGAATATCCAATACTTTTTGCAATATAAAATATTCCTTGTGCGGCTATTTTCCCAAAAACTTTTATATCAAAATTCTCAATATTATACTTGCAAACAACTTTAAAAAAAGTTTTTCTTATTTCAAAATGTGCATTCAATATAGATTCTGGAATAGGAGACGAATAGTCCCAATTAATTGGAATTAACACTCTGTTCTCTTTTTGGGAAAATTCAGCTGGAAATCCGTGCATAAGGGCAGTCTCTCCAACGGTGCATTCACCCGCTTTGATAATTCCACCATTATGGTTTATCAATGAGTGATCCTCCGTCACATCCACGCAACCCTGGTGTGTATTTACTCTGTAAATTCTCTTTTGGGTTTTGTGTCTGATAACTCGATGAATTGTAGCCCATTTATCTTTCACCCAAATTTCCAAATCACAGGGAGCCTGTTGTTTTTCTCTTCGGTTAGACTCACCAGCTTTAAACCCATCATAGGCGGACCATTCTTGTGACAATTGTTCGATTGTTTTGATAATAACCACCCCATACTTATTGCGCAATAGTAGTGGTGTATCCCCAGTTACTGAATCTCCATACACGGCAACAGCCCCTGGGTATTTCGATTCAGCACTATCTTTCGCAATTTGGAGCATTTTGCGCCCAGTTGCAGTAGTGCTGCTCGCCAATTCCTTGAAATAAATGGGCGAAGTTGGCGCACCAACCTGTCCATACAGGGAATTTGCTGTGATCTTGTAGGCTAATTGTAAGCCATCCAGCACTTTCTGCTGGAATTCATTGTATTTGTCCTCATATTTGACGACATCCTTTTTCATTAACCTTACGGCTTTCTGTTTATATTCCGCAATATGGTAATATTCTGGGTCTTCATCGGGCTTTTTCAGGAAATCACCATCAATCTGTCGTCCGTCCTTCATGTGAAAGACTTTGTAGAACGCCGATGCTCGGGTGACCCTTCTTGCCCATAATAGATCCTGTAGAATTCGCGGAATAACGGATTTCTGTTCGCCTTTGTCTACGAAACAACACAACGTTTTGCCAAGAATTTTCTTCCCAGCCGCAGTTTTTTCGTATTCATAGTTAGTCTCGTCCAATTTCTTGGTTAAGTCTTCGTAGTAACCTTCATAATTGACGGATTCTATGTAATTTGTCTTATACCCCATTTCTTTGAAGTATTTGTCCAATTTTTTCGTGGAGCTTGGGTCGTCATTTGCCCTATATTCGGGCAAACTATACCACCCAGGCTTCTCATTCTGCATATTCACTATATTCCCACTGTTATCATACACTTTATAGAATACGATGCTGTCATGACTAATGTTTTCACTAATCATACTGCTGGGATATAGGGATGCGTAGTCCAGAACACTAATGGGTGTCATATAGACACCAGGTGTCGCCACTAATACGACAGCACCTTCATAGCCTTTGTCTTCTTCTTTGCCTTTCCGCTGGAGTTTGAGTAAAAATCCTTCCAGGCGCGCCTGACGGGCAACCAGCGAATAAATTTTCACGCCTTGCCCACGCAAGAAGAGCCAATAAAGCGGCACATGGCAAACATTTCCCATGCCGACATTATTAGTAAGGATTTCCAGTTTATTGGTCAGCCGATTACAAAGCTCGCAATCTTGTATACAATATACAGCAATATCTTTGATATTTTGGGCGCCTCCTTGCTTGTATTTGGCGAATAATTCTTTTGGTCCCAGGTCGACCTTGTTGGAGCCCAGGAAATGTTCGGCGACAAAATCCAATTTGTACATATCGAGTTTGTAGTCGCGTTGAACGACTTTCATAATGTCAAATTGAATGCGCCCCTCCATTTCCAATATATAGAAGAAGTTTTGCCCAAGGGCACTACTCTGCAGGCTTTTTTCTACAAGAGCGGAGGTCTTTTCTTTATTCCGCCCAAGTTGGCAAAAACCCTCTTGGATACCCAATAATTGGGCACGTTCAAACATGTATTTCATATCAAATCCCCAAATATTGTATCCAGTGATAATATCAGGGTCCAATCGCTGCATAAAATTTGTCCAAGCCAATAGGACCTCTTCTTCGGTTTCATAGGATTCCACCATTGCGCCCTCTATTTCGTCAGATTTCCCCAATGTAATAATATGGCGCAAGAAGCAATCTTTTTGTCCGTGATAATGACAAGTTGTCCCAATTTGAATTATGCAGTCATTTGGGCGGTCCGCTTTTGGAAAGCTTCCGTCTTCACTGACACATTCAATATCAAAACTGGCGACCACCATGGGTCCAATATCGGGGATATTCACTGGCTCAATTGTGCGCCAATTTGCGTGAAATTCGTATTGTGTGCGATATTCTCTGCCAGTTTTGGGGACAACATCATATTTTCCGGCGGGAAGTTTGATCCAACCCACTGGAAGCACACTTTGAATATGGCAAAGCCGCAATAACGGGTCAATATTACTTTCGTATAATTGGTAGTAAAGGGGCTTCGTGTGAATTGTCCCAACTTTCAGAGGTTCGTTGAAAAGCCGCGAATAGGAACGCATGGCTCCAATACTGCGGAATCGGAACCGAATAAACTGAATGGGTTTATCATTTGTAAATCCGTAGAATTCCTTGCGCTCGAGAATTTCTTTTGCAACAATGGAATCCTTGTAATCTACTGTTTTTGACCACACTTTGAATTTAATTTCGGAGTGCAGTGAATTCAGCATTTTTTTAGTAAATTTGCCCTGTAATTCATAGGGAACTCTTATGTAGAAATAGGGCTCGTAATCTTCTAGAATAACGGCGACACTCTCGGAGTGCTGCGTAATTCCATAGACGACGACTTTATATTTACCATCTTCTTGCATTTGTTCTGGTTGACTGTCGTCATCATTGTCAAATTCATCTGACATATGGTCTTCGCCAATCCATTCGACTGCTTGAAATATGAAATCCTGTTTATTTGAATATTTTTTCGGTTTATCTCTGAAAATTTCCATCTTATCCATTAATTTACTGGTATACTAATCATATAAATGAGTTATTTTTAAATTCAATTTTTTGGGGGGAAGCGCGATTCCCCCCAATTATAGCAAAAATATTTAATAAATAATTATATATCATCATAAATTTATCAGTAATTTTGCCACAAAGCGGCACTTGCGGGGCTTGCATATTTTAGGATTAAATCCAAAAAAATAAAAATTTTTATAATCTTTATAATATGGGAGTTTCAGGCTTACTCCGTGATATCTTAAAACGTTACCCTTCCATTCATCTACCAGCCCCACATCCAAATATAAAAATAGATTATCTTTTCATCGATTTCAATGCATTTATATACACAACAATTCACGCATTTCCAAAAGATGTTGTGTATGATTTCACAAAAAATAAAGACACTGCCGCATATGAAAAAGAATTAGTAAAATTAGTCATTAAGAACACATTAGAGCTAGTCAATAAGGTTTGCAAGCCATCCAAACTTCTATATATCGCAATTGATGGTCCCCCACCTATGGCGAAAATGGTGCAACAAAGAGAGCGCCGCTATAAAACCCCCTATTTGGAGCAGCTCTTTAAAAAAAATGACCCCACTAAAATCATCGATGGAGCTAAATATGATACAACCCGTGTTACACCAGGCACCTATCTTATGAGCCTATTAAACAAGGAATTCACAAAAATAGTGAATGCTGGGAAGTTCGGTAAAATAGCGGTTGTGTTTGACGGCAGTAATATTCCTGGTGAAGCCGAACACAAATATCTTAAAATTATTGAAGAAATCGATGCATCACCAGATGATAAATTCGTCATTATCTCCGGAGATGGTGATGCGATCCTTCTTTCACTCAGGTTCCCCAATAAATCAGTATATATAATGCAAAGTGTTTCCAATCCAGCTCTAGAAGATTTATACCCCCCAGAACAGCAATATGCATATCTGGACATAAAGCGCTTTATTGACTCCATCTATGATTTCTATGAGGGAAGCAGCCCACAAAGAGGTGGGAAAATGAAGTTGTCCAATGCAGAGAAGAAATTAATAGAACAGTTCAAATCCCCCAAGCCCGCCCCAGTCAACTCCAATCTAAGCAACAAAAAGAAAAAGGATTTCCTCATTGACTATGTTTTTATGAGCTTTCTAGAAGGAAATGATTTTGCCAAGCCCATCTATTTCCTCAAATATAGTACAGACAATATGCGCACCCCTCTGGGCATCTACCGATTCCAGAGAAAATTTAATCCCAATTACCGCCTTATTAGCTTTCGGAATGGGCAAGCCTATATTAACCAGCAAAATTTCACCGCAATTATAAAACGCCTGGCGACAATCGAAGAAGAGAAGATCGCCGAAGTAAAGCAGCGATTGGAGAAGAAAATATCCCAACCTCCTTTTCCTAGAAACAAAAATAAAAACAAACCTCCCTCATTGGAACATAAAATGTTCACTGATCAGGACCACATTTTACACGCCGAATTTGTCAAACAATATGACTTCCTCTTCAATAATAAATCCTTCGCCGAATTCAAGAATAAATATTACGAGTATTTCTGGAATGAGGCGTCAACCCCGGAAAATATCGCCGCCATTTGTAAAAATTACCTCGACATTCTCCTCTTCAATATCCGCTATTATTACGGAACTGGTCTCTCTTGGACCCTCAATTATCATGCAGTTGCCGCCCCGCTTCCGTCTGATCTCGCCAATTTCCTCCTGAAGAACCCCAAATACTATGACGAGGTCAAATTTGAAGAGGGTGAACCAGTGCATCCCCTGGTCCTTCTAGCCTATGTTATGCCCCCACAGAGCATGAAAGAGGGCATCCTCCCCAAAGCCTACCGTGACGCCCTACTAAAAAAATACCCACAATATTTCCCCGAAAATATAGACCTCAAGCTACTAGTTCCCGGTGGAAAACTAATTTATGCGGAGCCCTTCCTTCCTTCCCCGCCCATTTCTATATTAAAAGAAGTCCTGGAAACCGTCAAACTGACAAAATTGGAGAAAGAGCGAAACGAATTAGACTTAGAACCTATTGTATATAGCCCAAAATAATTTTCTATAAAGATGATAAAAGAGTATGTCTTTTATCAATAAAAATCCCTATTTTCCGGAACTAATCCGCGCCGAATTGGAAAAAGCCGGGTTGAAAGAAATTGGCGATAATGATGATGGTCCCGCGAAAATCCATTACTGTGATATTAGCTATGGAAAGCGGAATCACCCCAGCACCAAAAAATGCGAAATAGTCAACCAGCTGCAGGACGTAAATATTTTAGGCAATAAAAAAATGCAATATGACAACCACCTTAAATACTATAAAACACGCCCCGATTATATCCCAATGACCGCGTCATTCCGCCGCGAAAATATCGACACTATCAGAGGGCTATTTGAGGGCACTAAAAAATTCATCCTCAAACCGGAGAATTCTCTGTCCAGAAAAGGGGTCGCCATTGTTCGAAATCATTTAGAATTAATCGAGCAGCTCGGCAATTTCCCAAAGATCGATGCCTGGATCATTCAAGAATATATAGATAATCCCCTCTTGTTCAATGATAAGAAGTTCCACTTCAGGGTCTATGTCTTATACTTGCAGACATCGGAGTATCAAGCTGCCTATCTTGGCAAAAAAGGCTTCATATACACGGCAAATAAGCAATTTCGCCCCGATACGATCGACAATGATGTGGTCCTGAGTGGTGAAAACGCCGAGGAAAATGTTTTCTATACACCAGATGATTACATAAACAAATTCGGAAAAAAAAACTGGGATAATAAAATTGTCCCCCAGTTCGTTAAAATCGCAAGGGAAACACTAAAATCCGCCATAGAACACCTCCAATGTCCTGCACTCCAGCAAAAATGTTTCAAAATATTGGGCTACGATATTTTAATCGATAAAGACTATAAATGCTATTTGGCGGAAATTAATGCCCGGAACGTGAGCTATAAATATCCCAATGAGGAATTCCGCGAGTCATTCTACAAAAATATCCTGAAATTGGTGCGCTCCAATACGTCTCTATCAAATCAAGAACTAAGGAAACAGGATATCCCATATGAGAGAATTTTATTCCAGAATGACGGCAATGTCATAGAGGGGTTCAATGGTGAAATAAAGGTCTATGAGCCAATCCAGCCGACGACTTTTAACCCGTTCTTCTGGAAATTTATTTTCCCTTTTATTCTGATCGTTCTAATTATTTTGGCGTTTCTTCTTCGCAAACGAGGTTAATTTCGTCAAAATTCTTCTTAAGATCGACCTTTACAAACCGCCCCAATCGCGTAGATTCCAAATTATCCACATCCTGTTTCACTAGTAGATCCTTGTAAATATAGAATTTGTATAAATGGGCGTGGTCCCTTAGTAAAATATCGATCTGATTGACGGCACCGACCCGAGTAATAAGTTCCAAAAGTTTCCCTGTAGATGTAAGATTCAAAAAGTAGCAATGAAGCCCATTATTATAGCCTTTCTTGTTCAGCATCCGGTGGAAATCCGGATTTGCAGTCTTTTGCGCCATCATTCGCAATATGCCGAAGAAGAGGATGTCCCAATTTTCCGGAATATTCCCCAGTATTCCCTCCAATTCCACTAAAAAATTCTCCGGCATGATCACATCGTCCTCAAAGACTACCGCGTATTTGAGGCGATTATCCCAAATATATTTCCAGAGATTCGTGTGGGATTTATACACAGCGATATTGGAGATTTGCCCCGCAATTTTACTTTCAATCTCCGGTATAACATATTCGCTATCGTAGTAACCAATAGAATAGTCGAGATAATGCACAGCATCTCTGCGAATAAGAGGAATATTATCGCCGTAATTTTCGCAACATTTCGCCCATTGGTGGGTCATTTTATTGTTTTTAGCCTGGTCTTTTTTGCAATTAATGTAAAAAAAAGTTATTTCTTTTAATCTCATTCCCAATAATAATATATTCTAATAAATATAAATCATGGTTCTTACTTATGTTTTATCGGGCTTCGTAATTCTCCTTATTATTCTACTAATCATTCAGAATTATCGTAAAAATATAGCCTATGTAGTTTCCAATATTGATAATCAAAAATATTTAGTCTATAATCTAAAATACAAAGAATTGGCGGCGAATACTTTAGCCTATGTTCGAAATAATTTACAGAAATTGTGCGACACATTAGAGAAGAAATACCCCAAAGATGAGAGAGTTATTCGCATGGTGGCAAAATTTGATCCAGAAGCGATTGTAGAAAATGACCCCAATAGTAAAAATACATCTTATAGTATTAATAAAGGCGAGAAAATTGTTCTCTGTTTGCGTTCCAAAGATGGACAGAATCGTATTGTAAAGAAGAATATAATAATGTTCGTTGCCCTGCATGAAATTGCTCACATTATGACACTCAGTATCGGGCATACCAAGGAATTCTGGGATAATTTCGAATTCCTACTAAAGGAGTCGGCTAAAATAGGTATTTATGATGAGATTGATTTTAATAGTGCACCTCATACATATTGCGGTGTTCGAATCACCGATACACCCACTAATCGATAACTGCTAAAATAAAAAATATAAATAAATATTAGATGACATCTAATATTTGTGGCTCTTCTGAAATATATGAAAATGAAATATTTAAAATTGTTAGAGTAAATCGTCTAAAGAAAAATTTAATCACATATATTTTCGTGGGCAACCAGGACAAAGAAATCAAAACAATTTTAACACATTTAGAAAATGGTGAAAAATTGACAGATAAAGACCATTCTGTTTTAAAGAACCATTTTAAATCGCAATATAATCTGCTAATCAAGAATAAAACGAAAATCATTCGATTTATCTATCACGGTATCTACGCCGATGATACTATCCAGAATATTCGTAGAAAAATATTCGCTTTTTTGAGCACTGAAAAGGACCTATTACGGGAGCAAAACCAGGAATTATGGGTAAAAATGAATACAAAAATATTCTGGATCTTAGGACCCACTTGGACAAATATTCCCATTGAACCCTCTATTCTTCAGCCGGCTATTTTGCCAGACTATAAGTCATTCGTCGCGAAAGATGGTAAAAATAAAATATTGAAAGAGCAAATAAAAAGTATCAATGATAAGACACTTTTTGATGCGACAAATGGGCTACGATTTGAAGATCATGAAATTTATATGAATATGCTTGAAGATGATTTGGAATTTTTGAAAGAGAAAGGGCAGAAATTGGACAAAATCCTGATTGATGGTTATTTCCAAAAATACTTTCCATATGGAATAATAGACTACGATAAAGCAGCTCTTCTTAAAGAACTGGAAAAATTGAGGGGAATTATGAAGGCGGAGGACAGGCTAATTCAATTCGTAGAAACTGTCCCAGTTGATGAATCCCTCTTCAGTGGCTGCAAAATTATCCAGGTGTTGGTTCATATTACGAACCCCTATGAACACGAATTCATTGACCTCTTAAAAATATTCAATTTGTTCTCATTGGACGAAAAGACCCCCTTTATGCGCTATAAAGATATGGAATGGGCTGCGCCGTTGTATATATTTTACAAGCCGCTAGTGGACAACAAGATGATCTCCGAAAAACAGATGAGAGACTGGATATCTGCTACAAAGAAAGTAAAAGACGCCACGGAACACGTCATCAAGGAAATCCAGTATAGTGTTCGCGGGCTAACAGTAAAGCGGTATATCTATACACTCGACGGCGAGCCTAAATACGCCACAATCAATATTCATCGCAATGGCAATATGGAAGTTAGGATCGCGTTTAAGGAGAAACAGCACGCCAGTTTGCGCGATGTCTATGACGCTCTTAAAGATATTGGAAAGTTGATCTCCAAGATTAACGAAATAGATTATCGCTACAGGCAGCAAAAAATTCCCCCCAATGTAAAACTGATAGAGCCAGATGTGTCCTTTGATGATTCAAAAAATCTAATTGAATTCCACGGGAAATATACGCGACTTATTTTGATCGATGCTATTAATGGAGTAGCCATTCCGGAAGATTTTAATTATCGCGAAATGAACAAGTTTGCCAATAAATACTTCACACCTTTTGTAAGCCCTGTTCTTTCTAAAAAAGACTATGAAACGAAAGAATTACTGATGAAATATAAGCGTGTATCTTATTACAGTAAAATGAATATTGAATATGAATTTATCCATAAGACGATCATGCAAAATCCCAATATTCCGCGGAAAAATATTATACAATTGCTCCACGAAAATTATTATGGGGAAAAACCGATTGAAGAGGCAATCCGCGTATATCAGACTTGGGAGAAAAAATACGGGTATTATGGAAGCCAGGGTATAAAAGGGGCACGCCAGACGGGCGTAGAAATAAAGATAAAACACGGGAAAATTCATTTCAATAGTTCAAAGAATGTAATGCAATTGACGAACGCCAGTATATTCATCGCCAAATTCCTAAATATTTTCTTCAATCAATCGAAATTTCTGAAGAAATCAAATATTAAAGATGTCTTTTCTGAAGAACTTGCAAAAATCCAGGATGATTCGAATAATTCTATTATTGATGAAAATGACGTGAATGTCTCAAATAAGGCGTATTTGAATTATGACTATAATAACACTTTGGGGAATATCTATGGCGATGAAGAGTATATTGACTCATCTGGAATTGTTGCGAATATAAACGAAGAGGAAAATGCTAATAATGCTGCTGCCCCAAATCAGAATAATAAATTCGACTTTAACCGCGCGAAATATTTGGCGACTGATGAAGAAATTGACCGCAATATTCGCATGCAGTGTGAAGATAAAGATTTGAAGAAAGATGTTTGCCAGGATTTCTGTGAAGACGAATTCTATGCTCTGCGTCGATTACAAAAATACGATAACCCCGTCTTCCGTTTTCGATCTGACCCCAAATTCGACAATTTTGCCAGACAGTGTCAGCCCCAAGAAAGGCAGCCCCTTGTTATGCGATTTGATCCCTCTCAAAACCCCAATGTGGACCCCAAGGCGTACGCCAATGCCGTCAAATATGGGTCCTCCCCGGATCGCCAGAATTGGTATATGTGCGCACAAGTATGGTGTCCCTATGAAGAGATCCCAATTCTCTATGACACCATCAAAGACAAAATTATATCGCGAGAGGTTTCACGGAAAGGTAATTGCTTGACTGCATTATGCCCGAGTTGTTTAAAGCAAAATAAAAAAACTTGGCTAAGGATTGTGGAAGACAATAAATTCCACCCCTATTTGGGCTTTATAGATGATAGCAACCATCCCAATCATTTGTGTATGCCCTGCTGCTACAGGAAGCCCATGGACAACCCAAAGGCGAAGGGTTATTCCAAATATATGAAATGCTTAGGGCAGGATGTGAATGCTTCCGTTGAGGGCGAAAGTGCCGACTATATTATGGGGCGTGACAAGATGCCACTTACAAAGGGGCGCTATGGACTGCTTCCAGTGAATTTGGCGAAATTATTTAAATCACGGTGTGACACTGGCAAAATGCAGGCAAATACAACCTGTTTTCTACGATTCGGTGTGAAAGATGACATAAACCAATCATTCTTGCAGGCGATTACCGGAATAGTGGATACTGTGCAGTCAATGACACTGACTGTTCTTAAAAAATATTTGTTCGAAACGAAACTTACGAAGCGCCTATTTCTGAGCTTGAACAATGGTGAATTGGCAGTTCTGTTTGATAATAAAAAGGAGGACGCCTATGAAAACTACAAGAAATACATGATGTCGGATACGCAGAAAATAACTGAGGAATATTTGTGGGATTTCCTGCAACGCCCAGGCATATTGGACAAAGATGGGCTAAACATCTATCTTATGACTTCACGATCGCTATTATGCCCAAAAGGCTTCCAAATTAGCCAATTTTATAGCGCAACAAGAAAAACCGTCTTAATTTTCACAGATGGGCGGTATTATGAGCCAATTTTTATGGCTATTAATCAAAATGGCTCCATGAAGGCACCAGTCACCTTCTTTGAGTCGAATAATCCCAATATAATGCAATTGGCGAATATAGCCCAGACTAATTGTATGATGAAAGACATTGTTGATTGGAATAAGATAAGGAAGACTTCACTGGGCGAGAAATATTTTGAATTAACTGCGCCAATATTGGCAGTGGAGCTAATGAGGAAGATACCAATTATGGGTCAAATCAAGGATTCTTATAATAAAATATATGCGCTGATTAGTCAGAACGGATTTCAACTTCCTGTTCAGCCCCAGGGGGAAATATTGGAATTGGATGTGATCGAAAATTGGAAGCCGAAGAAATTGGCGGAGACGATAAAATATTATGAGATCATATCCGAAAAATACGAGTTGCCGTATAAACCGAAAAAAATATTCAAGAGCCCAGAAGGCAAAATTGTCGCGATCCAATTAGCGGACAATTCTATTGTCCCAACACAGGAAGAATCGGCTTTTTCTGCCGCCGGTAAACTCCTGGAAGCTAATGACAGATATTATTACAATGTGAACAATCATTTAGCGAAGGGCAATAAGACGCTGGATGATCGGGCTAGAACGACTTTGTTTATTATTTATATTCAGGAGTCATATGATCGATTGCGCATGGAGCTCGCCCGGAAATTGCAGAAGATTCCGGAAAAAGCGAAAATCTTATCGTTAATTGAGGACAAGAAGATGCCCATTCTATTGAAAAGGGAGTATATGAAGACTTTATTGGGCAAACTGTGCAAAACATTTGTGACTCAAATGGCGAAATTACCATTCCCCATAGATACATATGTAAAGCCGACACTGCGAAAACCCTGTTCAACTGAGAAGAAGTGTGAGAAGAATCCCCATTGCCATTTTCAGGGGGGTGAATGCCGGCTAATAATTCTGGAGAAGAACCCAGTGGACAATACGAATATTTTCGATTTCTTCATGGAGCGCATATCTGACGAAATATTGCGGAATCGTCTGCTCAGGGACGAAATATTGGAAGATAAATTGGATGAACTAATCGATAAATCCGTGGAAAAGCGAAATGACGAAATTATCATTGATGGGGCAAAGGATCTTTTTGCCCAGGTTGCTAATCTATATAAGCCAAAGAAGGAGTTTGATTTAAGGGAAGAGAACATGTATTCCACGACGACACCTGATTATCGATTATCGGGGGTTAATAAAAACAAGTATCTAATCCAGTCACAGGGGATCACGATGGATAGCACAAAATTTGTGGTATTGCCCTCTTATTGGAAGTCAATTTTGGGGCTTAAATTTCGGTTTTATGATGCAAATATTGAACATAACTCACTGTATTATGCACTTCTACGGATTATCCCAATGATTCAACCTGATATTAAAAATATACTCGATTTGAAGAAGCTAGAAATTAGTAAAGCAGAGCATGTTTCTACGGAGGATATTAATAATGACTATTATTTCCGGGATATCCAGCCGGAAATTATGGACGGAATAAACCGCATTATTGCTATATTCAAGGATACAAAGCGGTCCCAATATAAGACTGTGAATACAATGACGCAATTGAAGGAATTTATAATGAGTGATGAATACCCGGCGAACGAAGTAGACGTATTTTTGCTGGCGCTGGCTCTGGGTGTAAATATTGTGATCCTGGAGAAGAGGATAACGAAGAAGAACACAAAGGGATTCTACGTTTTTGCGCCGCATAAGAAAAGAGATTTTGTAATATTATTTAATCAATCGAAATTGGAGGAGAATAATTATAATATTGTGGGGAAACAGAATAATTATTTGTTCAAGTTGAAGGAATTACCGGGAGTCATCCAGAAATTTATGGGCATAGAAGAAAACCAGAATTCCAATAGTGAGGTTCCAAAGCTAAAAATTGGGAATAAGAAGATGATTAAAATAAAGAAACAAACGAAACAAAAAAAATGAATAATTTAAAAATAGTTTACTAATAATCAAAAGAATGCTCAGTGCTATTTTTAAATCTGTTTGGACAAATGCCCCTGAAGAGGGAGCCCCCAAGAAAAATCCTAGTTTCAGTGCTACAAAGTTCCGAAATTATTTTATGGGCGATCCCGTAATTGATTATTTAAATCTTTATGGAGAGTCTTTTGGCTTCCAGAAGGATGACAAAACCGAGAATGCTTACATGGAATACATTATGCAAAGAGGACAAGAATTTGAGAAGCACATTATGAAACTTTTGGTTCCAAAACTGAAGAAAATGACATTCGTGGATATTGTCAGAGAATTCCCTGATGGATTTGATGAAGACGGTGTTCATGAGACGATACGTCACATGAGACTCGGAACTGAAGTAATTTACCAGGGGTTCCTTGCTGACAAAGAGCTGCATATTCATGGAATCCCAGATTTACTGATTCGTGTGGACAAACTGCGCGAATTGTTTGGGGGATTTTACCCTGAATTTGATGAGATCCAAGATCTATCGACCAGAAAAGGAAAGCTCGTTTTTCCGCATTTGTATGTGGTTGTTGACATTAAAATGTCGACCCTTGAATTCATGAAGAGCGGGACTATTTCCAGAAATAAATTGATGAAAGTATACGCTGCCCAATTATTTGTTTACAACAAAATTCTGGAGAATATTTTGTTTGAACGCACGGAAATTGAGACGCCTTTTTTCCAGCCCAATGTGTTCCTTTTGGGACCAAGGGTGAAAATAGGTGACAATCTTATTCTGGACGGCAAGCAAAATATTGCCAGAATCAATTTGAATAAGGATTTGGATGTCAAAGGCAAAACAGAAGAAAAGATTTTCTCACATGATATGCGAAAGGCACTCAATTGGCTCAAAGAAATGTACGCCAACGGAGATTCTTGGAATCTTTTGTCGCCTTCGCGTGATGAATTGATCCCCAATATGAAAAACAAGGAGGATTACCCTTGGCACAATGTGAAGTCCATATTGGCGCAACAGCAGGATCTATTATCTGATTGCCCAGGATTCTCTCATGAGGATAGCATCGCGATTACTCAAAAAAGGAAGACAATTGAAGAACACGTTTCTGAAATTAAAAACTCGAAAAAAAGGCGAGCGATGGAAGTGATGAATGATGTTAGGACCGATGATGAAGCGGATGAGGCTGAAATTCAGATGATCAAAGATCATCCAGCGATTTCAGATTCCCCGGAAAAGATGAATCTATACGTGGATTTCGAGTATATTTCCGGTGGTGAGTTCACTTTTGACCCGAATTATCGCAATCATCTTTATTTGATTGGGATGGGATATGAACTCAATGGAAAATTCAAGTATGAACATTTCATGGTGAATTCCCTTACTGACACGGAAGAGAAACGAATAATCAAACACTGGATTTCCAGGATGCGGACTATTTCTCAGAATCGTCAGCCTCAGTTGATCCATTGGTCCAAAGCTGAGCCAGTGAATTTCAGGACTTTGAAAGAAGTTTTGCAGATCCGTGGCACATTGAATTGGCAGGATTTGATGCAATTATTTGAGAATTGCCCAGCGTTCTTGAAGGAGAACTGTGGCGTTTTGAAGAATTCAAAACTCAAAACTGTAGCAAAGGCTCTGAAAAAGCGGGGTCATATTAAGTCCGATTGGGACGATGAAATGACCAATGGCATGGAGGCGAATATGGTGATCATTAGAGGTGTTCAACAGAAGCTACCAAGATTCGCTGATTTTGCCGGCATTGACAGCTTAATCTATTACAATATGATTGATTGCGCCACATTATATGAGATTGTGAAATTTGTGAAGTCCCAATGACTCTGTCATTTGAAGAGAAGAGATAAATACAAATTTATCTCTTCGTCAAATGACTATGTCATTTGAAGAGAAGAATAAAAAATCTAGATATTTCTTCGAGATATCTAGATTTTTTATTCTTCGTTCGCAAGTTGAATAGATTTTTATCCATTATATTATGACGGCGGAAGAACAATTAAAAGTATATCATAAAAAACCCTTAATTTTTACAATTGATAATATACTAACACCTGAGGAATGTCAGTTGATTATTGATAAATGCAAAGATAAAATGGAACGCGCCCAGGTTGGGGTTGGTGAGAAGAGTAAAATATCGAAAATAAGGACGGGGAGCAGCTATTTTCTGAAATATTTAGATGACCCCCAACTATTTGAAATATTCAAAAAAATTAGCCTGCTAATTAAAAAACCAGGGCGAAATTTTGACCCATTCTTCCAAGTAATTCATTACTTTCCAGGAGAAGAATATAAAGTGCATATTGACCCAAGCGCTGATCGAATGAAAACAGAGGATATTATCCACCGCAAATTTACGGTTTTAGCATATCTCAACGATGTTGATGGAGGTGGTGAAACTGAATTTCCTAATTTAGACCTTAAAATAGAGCCGAAACAGGGGCGGATAGTTTATTTTGAGAATTATATTAAAAAAGATATTTGCGCGGATAGTTGCCATAGGTCATTGCCTGTGGAACGTGGAGAGAAATGGGCGTTTAATTTGTGGTACCATATAAGGTAGCCCCTTTTTGAAAGGGGCGACCCCCCAAACACCGAGCCTCAAAGGTATAAAAGAGGCTACCCCAAACGGTGGTCCCGTTTTTGTTATTCATTATCATAAAAATAAACCTTCTAGCTTCCAATCTTCAAGGATATATATGAAATATTTAATATTTCATGTGTTCCATCATCCATATAAAATTGATGCTAATTTTTACAATTTTTTTTTAATAGGGCGCTTAAAAATGCTGACACTCAGTTTCATTTTGTGGATGATTTTTGCAGCTAATCAATCTGGTAAAATGCTACGGCTGCAAGGTCTCCTAAGATATGATCAAGAAAGACTGTATATGTCTCCAGAGTCAATGCAGAAGCTTATGCAAAAGTTGCATAGACAACATGCAAAATTTACATGTCAAGAGGTCAACGACCTGAAGTTATTTCGGCTTCTTGCTTTTCTTTGTGGAAAGCTTTTTCTACCAAAAAGCTGTCATCATCAAATCGGTATTCCGGTTCATGTGATACGTAGTATTATGACAATGGGCATCCCGAGGAAAATAGAGATCAGACACATTGTCAAACCACAAGTAAGTATATATCAGCACATACTTGAATTGTTTGGAAGAATCCCGAGAAATTCAGTAGTTCGTGACCTATCCGGAGCTCAATATAGTGTAGGGACCGAATATAAGTTATCAATCGGTATACTAACGGTCAAACTGATATCAAGGAATGCAGTGCACATGACGAGACATCCAACCAAGAATTTCAATGCAATGAGTTGTCAGGCAGGCAACGTCTGGATACAAAATTCAGATGATTCAAACGGTTTGTTTCATCTTATTTATGACGCAAAATTTGATCAAAATAATCGTGCACTTAGTTGTGAATTCCACCCTTCGACTCTGCTTATTGCCATTGGTGTCATTGGTAGTGTCTATATCATCGAGTTTTCACATTCTCTTGATTCCTTTGAACTTAGGAAAAAGATACCTTTTGGTGAAAAACCAAATTTTTTCGGATCATCTATAGAAAATTTTTGGGTCACTCAGATTCAATGGCATCCAAGTGAAACTTGTTTCACAGCAATTTCCCATTCCGGCAGCAGCGGGTTGGTAAAATCTTTTCTTTTGAATAAAGAGTCTGATGTCATACATCAGGCTAATTGTGCCTATAAAGGGCGAATTGCACCTAGTTGTCTTTGTTTCTCACCAGACGGAAATTTTGCGGTGACTGGCGATTCAAATGGGTTACTTTCCTTTTGGAGAGTTATCAATCAGGACAACGAACTCACTTTTGAGATTTTAAAATCCGATTGTGTATTGGCTGAAGGTTGTCGGATCAAAAAAATCCAGTTTTTTCCTCAAGATTCGATATTGGCAATACAAACAAGTTCGAAGAAATCGAAGGATTATGATGATGTTTATATCGTCAAAATTTCAAAATCATTTGATGTTGAAATTCTTAAGACAATTTCTTATCTGTCACACTTTGACTTTTATAGGGACTTTCTTCTGATTCAGTCAAGATTTTCGATCATCATTTACATTTTGAACAGTGACAACTTGCCTACCAAAATCACTGAATTTAAGTCACAAAATGGTCCCATTGCATCATGTCTTTTGACAACTGTGAATAGACAAGTCATCATTTTCTATTCCTACGTGGGAGATCCAGTGCTGCACAAGGCAGCACTGGAGTTCAAATAAAATTTGGAATAATTCTTACAATTTATAAAATCTAATATATTTTACTAATAAAACCAGCTTCTGCAACTTGGGCAAACATGTGTAAAATTCATTAATTCAATCACATTGTCTTTCATAAAAACGTGCCCACATCGTAGAATAATCACTTGTGAACTATCATCAAATGGATCGCATGAAATTGCGCATTCAGTAGTTTCAAATGGCAAATCATCTTTTATTTTGCCGAATTCTCCAATATATTGAATATTCGCAAGTTTTGCATTTCCATAATCCACTCTGAATAATCTATTAAGAGTGCGCTGATTCATAAAAATTCTCTTCAAATTGAAGCATTTATGGAATGTTGGACATGTTATATTCTGGGGTGTTCCCTCTAGATTCATCGGAAACGCGAATGTCTCCAAATCTCTGCAACGTACAAAAACAGCATCTCCAATCGAATCCAATGTTTCCGGCAAAATAATCTCTTTGAATAAGAGGCAGCCTTGGAATGCTGCATCTCCTATTTTTTCCAATTCTGAATTCATAAAGTCAGGCTGGCGAAGATTTTTGCAATTCCAGAATCCACCTGGTCCAATCTTTTTGATTTGATTGAAATTGGAGATTTTCGTAAGGCTATTACAACCTGCAAACATTCTTAATGTTATTTCAGTCACACCAACAGGAAAATCAACTGTTTTCAGACGCTTGCAGCCTCTGAATGCTTCTGGACCAATATATTCCACATTCCGGGAAATATCAATTTTCTTAAGATTGACACATTCAAAGAACGCCTTGTTGCCAATAAATTCAATATTGTCTGGCACGCATATATACTCCAAACTGCGGCAACCAGAAAACATCCCAGTTGGAATGCTTCCTAGTTTCCGGGGGATATTTACTTTTTTAAGGCGCTTGCACCCCATAAAAATAAATTCATCACATAAATCTTCTAGTGAATCTGGGAGTTCAATTTCTTCCAGAGCCTCACATTTTCGAAAGCTCTGCCAGCCAATTTTTGTAATCGTATCTGGGAGAACTATTTTCCGGAGATTTTTGCACGCAAAAAAACATCCATTGGGAATTGTAGTAATATTTTTAGGAATAACTATTTCAGTCAAACTCTTACATCCAGAAAATGCAAAATGATCAATTTTTTTGATACCACAATGGATATCAATATTCTTCAATGACCGACAGCCAGCAAATATATAGTTTGGCAATTCAGTAATATTCTTTGATAAAATCACGGTTTCCAAGTTGCAACAATTGCCGAAACATTGAATTCCAATTTTTGTAATCGAATTAGGCATAATAATATGCTTCAAACTGATGCAACTTTTGAATCCATAATCGCCAATTTCTTGTAAATTTTCCGATAAAATAATTACCAGAATTCCAATACAGCCACGGAAAGATAATTTACCAATTCGCGTGACACTATTTGGGATAATAATCCTCGTAAGAGATGCACAATTCAGGAAGGCTTCATTCCCAATTTTGCGGACATTGGGATGAAAAATAATTTCTTCCAATGCCTCGCAATTTTTGAACGCAGCCGTCGCAATTTTTTGTGTATTCTCTGGAAGTTGTATTCCTCTGAGCTTCGAGCAATTTGCAAATGTATGTGCTTTTATTTTTGTAAGATATCGGCAAGCTGATAAATCAACTACTACCAGACTTCTGCAATTTTCGAAAACGGATTTCCCAAGCTTTTTGAGATTCGCTGGGATTTTGGCTAACGCCAATAAAACACAGCTTTTGAACGCCGCTTCTTTTATTTTTTTAACATTTTTTGGAATGTCAATTGATAATAGATTGCGGTTATTTTCCATGAAAGAAGACGGAATTTTAGTAAATTTCGGCTTCTTCGGAAATCGAATTTGCGTGTAATTGGAATTTTCGAATTGTCGCTTACGCAACTTTTCCGTATCGGGTTGGATTGTAAGAAAATTGCTCATTATTGCTTTTTATAAGTTTTAATGACAATAGAAAAATTTATCAATTTTTCCACAAAAATTGATTGTTAAAATTGAATAATTTTATGTATTTTACTAAGATTCGAAAAATATGTCTTGGTTAAAGCAGCCTCCTTCGATAACAATGCCTTGTGCATTATGCACTAAAAAAGCAAACATATGTCACAGTGATGTTTACCTATCATTTTGCTGTGAGAATCCCATTTGCTCGGAATGTTCATCGAAACCTTTGCCATGCCCCACATTTTGTCTGATTTGTTGCCGACCTCAAAGGCTTGACGAAGGCGGAATTTTGTATGCACAAGAATCTCTCAAGTATATATTTCCAGATAAACACTGGCATGAAAGAAAAAAACAAATTGAAACCTTCTTTGCAAGAGCAAAAAAGATGCCTGGGTGTTCTTTTTTTTTTCACTGGAATCGGTATTCCTGGAAAAATTTGGACACACCAGAGATTGCTGAAAAGTACGAAAAATTTCGCCAAAACTTGTTGAAAAAAACCATTGTGCACTTTTGGACTCGTTTTTGCTCGCTTCGTGGTTATCCAATTGTTTCACCTAGGATGTTTGCTTGCTCAAAATCGTATATCATATATTCCACGCATCCTTTTTTCCCATGGGTTCCAGAAAGACGAAAAGTCATGAGCAGGTGTCATTTTGGTGTCATTTCAACAATTGTGAAAAGATTGGTAGCCGAAAAGCAAGGAGATCGCATCATTTTCCAGAAAATCCTACACAGATTTTTGGCAAGAAGCTGAAAAATATTTATAAATTATTGCAATATTACAAATCAATTTTGCAGGTCGGGCAAATCTTCTGCCTTGAAATCCACATATTGAATGATTGTTCTAAGTAGGCGTGCCCACATGGTAAAACAACAATGTCTGAATCATCCTGGAATTCTTCCAATGAAATCCCACAAGTCGCGCCGATTTGTCCCTGCCCAAATTGGAGAGTCGCTTTCATGTCAGAATATTTCCCATAGAGACAACCTTGGAGTCTTTTTCTGGGAAACACTCTTTTTGCTAATCTGGGGCAATTCTGGAAAGCATCCGGGTCCACTTCTGTGGCACCTTCAAAAATGACTTCCTCTAATTGGGTGCAACCAGAAAAAACGTCCCAGGATATTTTCTGAACAGACGCTGGAATTCTGAGTCTCACAAGGCTTGTGCAATTGCTGAATGCTCCTGATTTGATTTCTTTGATTTTGGGACCCAAAATGAGTTCTCGAAGAGCAAATGCATTGTCGAAGGCATAACAGCATATTTCATCAAGTTTGACACAATTGGACAAATCGAGTCTCTCAAGACTTGTGCAATTGCGAAATGATCCATAATGTATCGTTTTGATTTTGGAGTTCACAGGAAAAATAATTTCCCGAAGTGAATGTGCATCATTGAATGTATCAAAGCTGATATTTTCAAGATTTTTGCAATTGGACAGATTCAGACTCTGAAGACTTGTGCATTCGCAAAATGCGTCTGACCTGATTTCTTTGACATGAGGACCCAAATTGAGTTCACGAAGAGACCATGCTTTTGTAAAACAGTCAGAACTGACTATTTTATAGTTAGGATATTCGGAAAGATCCAAACTCACAAGGATTGTGCAATTTGAGAATGAATAAGACCCAATTTTGTTGATTTCTGGTGGCAGGCGTAATTCTTTCATTGAAAAAAGATTTTTGAAACACTCGGACCCAATTTTCTTAAGTTCTAGGAATCCAGATAAATCCAACACAGAAATGAGCAATCCAAAAAATGAGCCGTATTGTATCTTTGAAATACCACGAAGATTGTTAAGATCATTCAAAGGTTTTGGAAGACCATAAAGATCATTAAGATCACTTAAAGATTGAGCCATTGCGAATATTTCTAGAAGCACGTGGATTATAATAAAAAATAATTTATTTTTAATCAATTTTTCTATATTCTTTGCTTGCAAGCAGGGCAAAATCGTTGTCTTTTCGCCCATTCTTGTAATGATTCCTCTAGAAAGGCATGTCCACAGCGCAAAATAACAATACAAGACTCATCTTCAAATTCTTCCAATGAAATGCCACATTCGACTTTTTCAAACTTAAGGCTTTCTTTTAGTTCGCAATATTTTCCATATACGCAATCTACAAATCTGGTTTGTAGATAGATCCTTCTGACCAATCTTGGGCAATTTTCAAATGCACTCTCAGCTAACATTACCATTCCTTCAAAAGTAACCTGCTCTAATTTCGCGCAGCTTCTAAAAGCATTTTCTCCAATAAATTCCACTGAAGCTGGGATTTGAATAGATCTAAGACTTTTGCATTTTTGAAATGCATAGCAGTCTATAAGTCTAAGATTTGGTGGAAATTGGATATCCCTTAGAGAAAAATTGGATTCAAATGAATTTTCATAAAACTTTTCGAGTTGCAAGCAATTTGATAATTGCAAAGAAACAAGCTTTGTGCATTGGCGAAATCCTCCAATAATTCGAACATTCGGTGGAAAGATTATTTGCTCAAGTGACCATGCATGATTAAATGCAAATCTTTCAAATTTTCGCAGTTGTTGGCAACCAGAAAAATCTAGGCTAACAAGCCTCGTGCAATTGTTGAATTCTCCAATTATTTTAACATTTGGCGGCAATAAAATATTTTGAAGTGACCATGCATTGTCGAATGCATAAGAAGTAAGTTTTTCTAATTTCGAACAATTTGAAAAATCTAAACTAACCAACCTTGTGCAATAGTTAAATCCTTCAATACTTTTAATATTTGGTGGAAATATTATTTTCTCAAGTGACCACGCATTGAAAAATGCAGTATCACCGAATTTTTCTAGTTTGTCGCAATTTGAAAAATCAAGAGATACAAGTCTCGTGCAATTAACGAATTCTCTAAAATCTCCAATAATCCCAATATTTGGTGGAAATATTATTTTCTCAAGTGACCATGCATCAAAAAATACAGCAGAAGAGAATTGTAATAATTTCAAACAATTTGAAAAATCTAGAGAAACAATATTTGTGCAATTAGCGAATCCTCTAACTATTTTAACATTTGGTGGAAAGATTATTTTCTCAAGTGAGCTTGCATTTTTCCATGCGAAAGAAGAAATTTTTTCTAATTCCAAACAATATGATAAATCCAATGACATTATACTTGTGCAATTTTTGAATCCATCAATTACTTTAACATTTGATGGAAAAACAATATTTCGAAGTGACCATGCATTGTCAAATGCTTTCTCATCAAATTTTTCTAATCGACAACAATTGGAAAAATCAAGAGAGATGAGACTTGTGCAATTATTGAATCCTTTTATTACTTCAACATTCGGTGGAAAAATAATGGTTCTGAGTAAAAATGCATTCTCAAATGAACCATCATCAAATTTAACTAATTCCAGAAAATCACTGAAATCTATGTCAGTAATCATTTGGTAATTTCGGAATGTTTTAATATTTTTTGGAATTGGTGTTTCAGATACATCTTGTAAAGACATCTTTTATTTTATCATAATGTTAATTTTATTTTTATTCAATTTTTAATATTTTGTATTACAAATACAAAATAACATCTACTCAAAATCGAAATCCACCACTGATTCCAATACTATTGGAACCTTGCCCATTCCAGCCAGCATCGCGTCCGACATGTATGGCGCCATATCCGCGGTTATTTCCAAAGCCGACATGACCTTGGGCACCCCATCCATTGTTGTTAGCATTACCGGAGCCGCCTGTAAAGACACCCGGAGTAGTTCGCGCAGGGAAGTTGTTTGTCAGGTTCAAAGACATTTTATAATATAATAAAGAAAATATTTTTTAAACTAAATCTTTTGTTTGCAAGTCGGGCAATTTTTTTGTATTCCAAGCCAATGTTGCAAAGGGTCAAGTAAAAAAACATGTCCGCATATCAAAACAACAACATCGGAATCATCCTTGAATTTTTCCATTGAAATCGCACATTTTTTCGACTCATAGCGTAAATCGCTTTTGATATCCGCGAATTTACTTACATGAAGTATTGGCATAGGAATATGAATTGGATACCCCACATAATTCCGACCAATTATCACATCTACATTTTGATTCGTAAAACACCCTTCCAGAAAATAAAGTCCAGAAATGGTGACATTGTCGCCGATCGTAATTGATTGGATATTTGAACATCCATAAAAACAATTGCTTCCTCGAATAACAACATTATTTCCAATAGTAATTCGCAAAAGACCGGTGCATTTGCTGAAGAAAAAATCTCCATTTATTGTGCAATTGTCCGGAATAGTAATTTCTTGGATAGTATCGCATTCTGTGAATAGATAATATCCGGAAAATGTTGTGTTGGGTGAGAATTGGATTCTTTGAAGATTGCGCAAACAACAAAACATGGAATTTCCCACAATATTTATCGAATTGCCGATGAAAATTGACTCCAGTAATTCACAATCTTGAAATATATAATTTCCAGTTAGTTGCACATTGTCATTAATTCTTAAATTTTGCAGTCTATTGGAACAATAAAATATTCCATATCCAGACAAAATAGTTTCACTTGGGATAACTAATTCTCGAATATTGTTGCAACGTGCAAATACATAATCTCCCGAAATTTCGACAGATTGACCAAATTGTATTGATTCAATTTCTGAATCAGCAAATTCGTGAGATTTATCAAGCCTGATATTGTCTGGGATTACAATATTTTGATTCAGGCGCGCCATTTTTGTGATATGTATTAGTATTCAAGGAATACTAATATTTATTTCAATTTTTTATAATAGTTTCAACCTACATAATACATAAACATAATCAAAATTTCGCCATATATTCAGCCAGTAATTTGCCTTCTTCTGTATTTCGCAAAACTACCAAATACATATTTACAATCCATAAATGGTTCGTCATTTGAGAGAGTCCGTGACCACGACTTTCCTCTAATTTTTCAATTTTACTGAGTTCATCGCTCCCAAATAATTTATCATGGAGCAAATGTGATTCAATGCGCGCCTTAGCGGCTTCTAGTATTCTATTTCGTATTTTAGCCGCACCAATATATGCCTCATTCTCTCGTAATTTTGGCGGATCAGAAGCAATTTCTTTTAGCCAATCAAAAAAATCCAGATTATTATTCTCCCACAAAGATTTAATTTTATTTTCCAATTTGTGGTAAATATTTGTTAAAAAGTCCACTTTGGGCTTGATATTTTTGCGGAATTTTTCCTGGCGAACTCTGTGAAAATTAACGTATTCACCTGGCTTATAGCCATATTCATCCTTTATATAGGCGTATTTAAAACGCCCATTGCATTCATCCAGCCAATTATTAATACTTGCTAGATGGATATTATCTACAGTGTATGCATTTCTAGTGAAGAAATGAATGGTCGAACATTTCTCATTGAAACCACAAGGTGTGTGCACCAATTTTTTCCAAAGAACTTTTGTCAGCGAACTTTTTATTATTTCTATTTTTAAGAAAGCCCAGTCTTTGCGACTGCAATTATTCTTTTTCTTTATGGTATATGCTCGGATACCGGAACCAATATACCACAACAACCATTGTAATATTGTAATATTAAAATGACTATGATAAGTGCATAGACCAATTCTGTCACATGTTTGCAGATAATCTATTAGTTTTGTATCAGAATTAATATAATCCCATATGGTCGTCATTATTGTGTGGTTTTTTCCTCTATAAAATTGCAAAAATAACTTTCACTTTTTTGGGGGGGGGGAACTACCGTTCCCCCCTTACCCCCCCATGTTCAGGGGTGCCCCCCGAACCCCCTAATTTTCTACAGGAAAGCGTGTGGAGTTATCTTCTTTGTATGGATTACCTTGAATTCAAAAGTATCATCTATCATTATCTATTTCTATATTTCTACAGGAAAGCGTGTGGTGTCATCTTCTTCTCCGGATTCTTTGTAGGATCAACTGTGAATTCAAACGCATGATCTATCATCTCGCCCATATCTCCCGCATACTCCTGCAACTCATTCTCAACATCCTCCATTATTACACCCATCGGCGCCGTCACTGTCTTTTGGTTTTTCTCTTTCTCCCTAATCCCGTTGAGTTCAGTGATAAATTTACCCTCATCGAACAATAGCTCAAATGAATTCGTCCCCACTTTTGGCAACTGTCCAAACATAATGTTCGCACTTACGCCTCCCATCTTGTCCTTCTCACCAAATGTTGATGCCTTAACCAAAATCTCCAAACTCTCCTCAAATGTTGCCTTCGCAATTGGTCCCCTCTCACCCGACCGATTGATGCCATGCCTCTCAATCTTCATAATTACACCCCTGTGTGTCATAATATCACCCAACAAGCTAATATGTCGGTAATTCACCGGATAATCGGGCATCTTCAGCAACTCCCTCAAAATAATATTCCGGGTCGCCTCAATACCAAAAATCTCTGTTATCTCATTGATATCATTGCTCAGCGTTCTCGTAGAATCCACGTTCTCATTCATCAGCACATCCACCAAATTAACGCCAACTGTCCACAAATACCACTCCGTCGATTGATTATAACTTCCATCTGCACTATACACCAGTTTCTTCATCATCTGAGGAATAACTTTCTCAATATTCGGTATTCCTTGTATAGTAATTCCCATCAATATTTTCTCCAACTCCTGCAAAAACGCCAAATAATCCCCGTCATAGCTGTCCTCTCGCACCCTAATTCGCATCATCAATTCCTTTGCATTATCGTCCGAAAATGTGCACTGGATATCATCCTCAACGCTATTCCTCGCTATAACCTCCTGGATGTCCGACAAATATATATTCTTGTTCATCATTTTCTCCTTATTGAACACAATTCTCAAGACCCAGTGGCTCAATTCATCATCAGGACACTGAGAAACTCCCATAATTTCCGCAAATTCTTGGTAGATCTGGATAAATTCCATGTCTTCTGTTTTCTCCATTACTACATTAGTATGTTCATAAATAATCATCGTCTTCTCTACAATATCGTGCAATTTCGTGAATTCAATTTGATTCGATATCATTTTTGCCTTGTCAATCGACTCCGTATACTGTGGCTTCAAATAGACCTCCATGACCGGCGTTTTAATTGTTTTCGAAACATTAATAATCTCCTTGATTCTAGGAACACCAGTGCTCGTTACGACTGAACCAGTACCCGCATTATGGAATGTATCCCTCATACACAACCCATTCGCAATATTGAAATTCCTTGTCTGTTTGACTGTTAAATCATATACCCAAGGATGCTCCGATAGGATCTCTTCAATTGTCACAATCGGATCATATACCACATCTTCATTCATAATAGCCGCCAAAATCTTAAGGTCATTATCATAGTCTACTTTCTCCAAAATTTCCGCCATATTGCACCGGTTCAAAATAACCTTGCCAAATGATAATTCAACATCAGGAATAGTCTTATACTCATCTTTTGTAGCCCCCCTGCCAAGAAAAACAGGCAAATAATCTCCCACTTGGATCGTATCCCCATCCACACCCACTATCTCATTATTCACCCTCTTCAGAAAACTCTTCGCCTTTGTCGCCACCACAACGCGTCCTCCTTGGGTAGTCACTTTCAACAATGTTTTAGTCCCATCCTTATTATGAACCGGATGCCGCGTAACCGCTTCCACATCATCCCAAATGATTTTTCCAGTGGTTGTGCACGCCTCAATTCGCACTTTCTTGTCCCGAACATACTCCAGCACCGTATCGTGTGCATGATGCTCCAAATTTTCTTCCTTCGCATTTGATATTCTTTGATCAATCCACTCACCAATCCTCTTCTTCACCAATACGCCGTCCTCATCAATAACTATTTCCGTGTTCCATTCCACACTATTCAGCGTATTATGCACATAAATTCCGTCATCAACCATAAAGCTCTCAGTTCCTGGAATGGTAAAATCATAGACATATTCATCGTCCGCCCCATCGTAGTACTCAATTTTTGTGATTTCATCCCAAATCACATCCGCATTATAAGCCTGTTCAAGTAATACCAACTTTTCCTCAATTTCCGGGGTAATCCGGTTTTTTTCCGCCCGGAAGGTCTCCAAATATTTACCCAGTGTCCGCCTTCCGATGCTCTCTTTCATCCTCCAGCGACCATAAATACGGCTATGGTCCGGCAATCTCATCAATTTACCAATGTCCGCCACCAAGTTGCCCACTTCAGGAACCTTGTCGACGTATTCCGCCAAATCATGGATATCCTCGCGCTGATTGTATCTCACAATTTCCTCAATTGCCGTCTTCTTCGCCATTGATTTCAACCGGAGCTCATCCTGAATTATGCTAGCATATTTGCGACTAACTGACAAAGATTTGATCCTAGAATCATTCTCACCAACAATCCCAAAAATTCCCACGTAATTCATTAATAGCCCCATCTCACACAAATACTCACGATTCTTAGAACAGAACCTCAAAGTCCTCTTATTTCCATCAATAATTCCGTCATTATCCACAAATGAGCTCAGAACACCACTAATAAATTCCAGATTGCTCTGAAAGAATATTTCCGGGATATTACGCCATTTGCCAAAATAATCCAGCACTTTATTGTCAACTTCCACATCCACCTTTGAAAGATAGGACCCCCACAAATATCCAAAGTTGAAGTCCATGGGCACTTTCATATCGCCAATTTTCACTTCCATCACTCTCTTATCGTCCACCATTGGTATAGCACTTGACACAGGGATCCGGTCTCCCATCTTCAAATTACTGCCTTCTATGGGCACAATTCCCTTCTCCGTCCTCTTCAAAAATGAGTGTGACAGCGTCGCCCTAGTCATTCGCCCACTTCGTGTCCATACTTTCATCAAGCGCCCATTCACCGGATGGCGACTGACCTTACTAATCGCCTTCCAGCTCGTCTTCTCATCCGCCGAAACCGACAATATTTTCACCTTGTCATCAATTTCCATAATAGCATGTTTTCCCGATTGGTCACGTGTTATTTTGCCATTATTGCCCTTGATTTGGTCATCCACAAATTCACCAATGCACATCTTCTTGATGCGTCCCTGATACTGAATAATAATCTTAGTGTCCGCTGGCACCGACATCTGTGTCAGTGGCTCACCCATGGATTGAGCCCCAATAACACCGACCATTTCACCGGGCTGAACCAGTGATCCCAAATATTTCTCACGGATCGTATCTATAATAAACTTAAATACAGCTTTGTTGAATTTGTAGTCCATTATGCAGATTTTCACACTCAAATGGCTGTATAGCAGAGCTCTGAACATATACAGTGAGAACTCTGGCAAATATTTGCGTAATTCTACGTCCAGATCATCCATACACTTCTTCATATATTGCGGGGTCAAGTCCGTCTTATTGCAAAGTTGTAATTTAAACATATCATGCGCATTTTTGATGGTCCTTGGAAAGAATATAGGGCTGTGCACAGTGGTGCTCATCACATTCATATTCTTGAAATACAGATTCCTAGCTTTATCTCTAATTGCCATCAAATTATCAAAATCATCACTTGGATTACTCTGCAAATAAGCCACCAAATCCTTATAAGCAGCCGCTGTCATAATCGACTTCAACACACCCATATCATTTTCCGTAATCAAATATTTCTTCTCCATTTCCTGATTATTGTATTCCACTAATTTGAGATCCTGTTTGTTCAGTTTGCAAGGATCAATGCCATCATCACCATAGGCAAATTGCACAATATTATTCATGCCATTGCGCACTGTCCCACCATACTTCACACACAGATCTTCCAAGGCTTTAATCAACCGGCGCTGCATATATCCCGATTCTGCGGTATCGCGGACCTGTAGACCACTTGCTAAGCCGAAGTTCAGCGTAGAGGGCACCGTAATATCATACACTTTTGGGTAATCCGCCACATTCAATCTTTCAATCTTTGTAATCGGATCTAGAATAATATTGTTCTTTTGCACCCATCGGCTTGATTTTTCAATCCCGAATCCCAGATTCAGCCCAACAACATCTGCAAATTTCCTCGCAAAAGTGCCCCGAATCACCAAACCACTTCGGGAAATTTCCGCGAAAATTCCAAAATAACTTAGGATCATTTCAAGCCCAGCAATTCGCCGCAATACAATAGAATTCTCAACTATTTTTCCATATTTCTCATAGTAGCCCATCAAAAATCCCTTCAAAAAACTCCTGGATTCGTTCAATATATAGTTCGGAATTTGAGCGAGTGTGCCCAAGCGTTGACCAATAAATTTTCCACTTTCTTTGTCATCTTCATCCTCATCCTCATCTAGTTCCATCCTTTGCTCACCACCAAATATCGGCAATTCCACCGTAACCGGCAATAAGTCACCCTTCTTTACATCCGATGTATTCACCTCTTTCAGCCGTTCCATCTTACTGTCCCAAATAATAAGCGATTTGCTCTCCACTACTTTCACCTCTCTGCCACTCTTCGTCACGATCCTAAACATTCCTTGTCCTGGATCATGCCGGGTAACCGCCGTCACTTCACCCCAGGTCACACACCCATTGTCATCAGTTGTCGAAATATAGGTCTTCTTCTTGAGGTTCAGCAATTCTTGCTCTAGTTGGGGCTTATGTTCAATGTTCTCCCAACGATTCAACATTTCTCCATCAATCCATTCACCAATCTTCACATATCGTGGGTTCCCATTCTCCATAATAACCACCTCAGTGTCCCAACTAACTGACTTGATTGCAGTATCAATAACACCTTCTCTGCCACCCATCTGATGGAAAAAGAAGTCAATTGGGTCCAGACCATTGAAAAAACAATTGGCAATAAAGCCTCGGCTTCTTGCTCCATAGTCATCTTTAGAAAACAATGGCAACGTTCGCCTATCATATCCAAAATTAATTCTTTCCTGAGCAACCAAACTCTGACCAACTGCACCTCTAATCTGAAAAATATTTCCGATTGTTCCTTTAGATCCAGCAGTCATAGTGACATAAATGGAATTCGTGTTGTTCAAATTCTTGCGAATATATTTCTGAAAATTGAATTCCGCCTGCTTTAAATTATCAATAATATCCGCCTCAAGGTTCAATTTGATAAATTTATTGTCCAAATTCTGCTTGAATATACCGATATTCGCCTCTTTGATTAGGGAATTTACATCCTTGATCTTTGCATCAATAAATTCCTTGATTTTCTCAATATCTTCGAGTGTAGGGATGCAATCTCCTACACCGATTGTAAATCCATGTCCAATCAACCACCTATTCAACATTCGCTGGTTATTATCCAAAAAATCCTTTACTGCATTCGCCCCAAATGAATCATAAATCATCTGAATCAGTGTATTTCCAATGATCGTCTTATCTAGAATACCTTGTTTGAATATACCATTTTCAACAATGACCGTATTATCTGGGATGGGTTCAAGATCATAATTCTTGTTGTTCTTCTTAAAACTAATATCTGGCAAAAACAGCGAAAATAAATCCTGACCACGCCAAAATCCATCTTCATGTGACTTTGGAAATATCCCAGTGAAATGATTATTTGTCATAAGTAAATTACTAAACTCTCTCTTACTCAACCGGATATGTGGCAATGTCATCAAATACGCCGCCGTCAGGGTATCCTCTTTCACTTGGATAATCGGAGTACTACTAGCCGGACTTATAATTTGCGTGGGAACCGCCGCTAATTCATATAATTCATTCGATGTCTCAATATTCTGGGGAATATGTGTATTCATTTCATCACCATCAAAATCTGCATTATAGGCAGGTGTAACATAAACGTTCAGGCGGAATGTCTTTCCGGGCATAACTTTCACCTTGTGCGCCATCATACTCATTCTATGCAGAGAGGGCTGCCTATTAAAGAGTCCAATGTCGCCATCGATCAAGTGGCGGTCAACAACGTCACCCTCTTCCAGAATAATTGACTCACGGTCGATATGTTGTAGAAAAATATTCTCTTGATGGGCTATTCCATTCTCATCATAGTTCATTTTGATAATCTGGCGCGCCCCTGGATGGACATGGGGTCCATTGCGCACATATTTATATAGTCTCGTCTTGTTATAGCGCGTCACAGTCTCCGGAATTGTCAAATTCATGGCTATCTTTTCCGGCACACCATATTCATCAATGCTGATATTGGGGTCCACATCTACAACTGTTCTTCCCGAAAAATCCACGCGTTTGCCCATAATATTAGATCGGATGCGCCCATCTTTACTGCGAATTCTCTGACGAATCATTTTCAAGGGCTGTCCACTTCTCCTCGTAGAAACGGGGATATTCTTAGATTCATTATCCACAAGTGTTGCAATATGATATTGCACAAGAGCACGGGCACCCTCAATCAATCTATTGGATGCCTCGCGCTCAGCATCACTGTTCTTTTTCATGGATTTCTCAATTTCGCGCTTGAGGGTGATTGTGGATTTCACAATATCGGCGAATTTAGAGGTCAAATCATCCTCTGCTCTCTGATTGTTGTCCTGGCGCACACTAGGGCGCACAGCAGGCGGAGATACTGGGACAACTGTGCAAATCATCCATTCTGGTCTGGCATCAACTGGATCAAAACCCAGCAAAACAGCGTTTTCATTCGTAATTCTCTTAAAAATATTCAAGATATGCTCAACAGGAAGCACAAATTTCATTTTCTTTTCAGAAGCATCTTTGAATGCATCTGTATTATATTCAGCTTCAATGTGAACAGTGCTAATCACATCATTTGTCTTCATTTTTTCTGCAATCACTTTACGATAAATATGGGGCTGAATCGCATTGCATCCCCCATTAAAAGCACATTTTTTATTGGATGTTTTAGAGCATAAATCACTTACCCATTTAAAAGCCGCGGCTCCATTTCTCTTCTTTATTTCCTTCATAACAGCTGGATTTGATTTATCAAATAAAACATTTGCACATCGAATGCAAACACATCTCAATAATTTAGCAATTGTATCCATATGTTGAACCCAATAGACTGGTAATGGTAATTCAATGTGTCCAAAATATCCCGGTGTGATGGTATGGTCATATTCATCAGTAGGGCAAATACGCCCTCTTTCAATAACACCCATCCGCGTATCAAATAATCCATTTTCTTTAGGTTCTGAACCTTCATATGTTTCTGGAACAATTACATGACAAACAGATGCTTTTTTCAGTGCTTCTGGATTCAAAAGCCCAAATTTAACTTCTGATATATCATACACATCCGAAACATCTGCTAATTCCTGAAGTAGTTTAGACATATTATATTGAAGATTACTTTTATAATGAAATATTCTTTAAATCCTTTATCGCGGCAGCAAATTTTTTTTTCATTTTTTCAAGATTTTTTTAGAATTTAATTTAGGGTAAATTTTAACAAAAAATATAGATAAGAATAAAAATGGAAGAAAATAATGAAATCATAACAAGAAGTAAAAAGAGAAATATTGAATCTTTAGATGTAATAAAAAAAGCGAAAATTAATAACTTTTCCTCCATTAAAAAAAATATGGGGAAAAAACCGTCAAATAATGACAAGGATAATGAGATTGTAATAAATCTGGATATTAATGAAATTTCGACAATATTAAGCCAGAAATCTCCTAAAAAACCAAAACTCATTGCAAAAAGAAAAATATTAAAACAGCCGTCCGCCGTTTCAGATGAAGAGAAGAAGAAGAGTATTAAAAAATATGGGGGCTATTATGATGAAAATGATAATTTCATCATTGATTATGATATAAATGATGAGAAAGACGATAAGATCAAAAAAGAATATTTTGAAAAATTTACGGAAGATGAACTTAAATATTGGAAGAAAATATCTAAGACTGAGAAGCAATTATTATTCAAATTGGAGAAAGAATTGGAGAAATATGAATTTAATGAAGAACCGGAGAGATTTAGAATACTAAAAATTCCAGTGAATCTCGCGGTAAAGAATAACATTATGCAAAAACTTCTTCAAATAGAAATGATGGAACCCTCGGATCCCGAATATTTTAAATTAAATCGCTGGCTAGAAGGAATCCTCAAAATTCCATTTGGTAAATATATAAATTTGCCTGTTAGCAAAAATGACTCCAAAGATAAAATTTCCAATTTCGTCTCTAAAGTCTCAGATGATATGAATTCTAGCACATTTGGACATATCGATGCTAAAAATAAAATCATGCAAATTGTTTGCCAATGGATCTCCAATCAGAAGTCCATGGGAAATGTTATTGCATTACAGGGACCTCCTGGAATTGGGAAAACCTCTCTTGTTCGCAATGGAATTTCCAAGGCGCTTAATCGCCCATTTCACATGATTGCCCTTGGTGGTGCAACGGATAGCACCGTTTTAGAGGGTCATGGTTATACATATGAAGGGTCTACTTGGGGGCGCATTGCTAATATTTTAATGGAATCCAAAGTCATGAATCCAATTATTTTCTTCGACGAATTGGACAAAGTAAGTGGGACAAAACACGGTGAGGAAATTATTGGAGTTCTTACGCATTTGACGGATCAAACCCAGAATTCCGCGTTCAGTGATAAATATTTTTCGGGAATTGACTTGGATTTATCTAGATGTCTTTTCGTATTTTCCTACAATGATGAATCAGCTATTAATCCAATTTTGAAAGACCGCCTTATTCGTATAAATTTAAATGGTTTCTCATGTGAAGATAAAATTAGCATTGCTAAGGAATATTTAATCAAAGATTTAGTTGATAATATTGGAATGGAGCCCAAAGATGTCGTATTTACAGACGAAATATTGCGGAAAATAATTAATGAATATACGGAAGAAGATGGTGTTAGAAGTTTAAGGCGATGTTTAGAAACTATCCTCCTCAAACTAAATATGGCGAAATATACTACCATTGGCAATGAAATAAAAAATTTGTCTTTCCCGCTTGTTATGAATGAGGGGCTAGTGAAAACGCTTTTGTCCGACAAATCCAAATCTAGTGAATTTTCGGATTATAGTCGCAAAATGATGTATATTTAATCTCATTATAAGGTATAGATGAGCAATTTAGGATGTTTATTTCAAGTTTTTTTACTAAGCTCTTTTTTAGCCGCAGCTTCTACAGCCGCACCCAATGCCACCAACGCTACTAATCTCCAGGGAATTGAATGTGATTCGTGCCAATTTGTCACCCATAAAATCGACGACTATATTTTCCATAATGAAAAAGTCATGGGATTCCTTGGAAATGAATTTGATAATATATGTAATCTATTACCAGATGATGCGAAGAATATTTGTTTTTCTACGGTAAATGAAACTTTACCGAGTATTTTAGCGTCTATTGGAGACTTTATTGCAACAAATGGCTGCCAAGAAATCGGAATTTGTCCTCCTCCTTAGAACCCATCATCTACATAATTCTTATTATTTCCGCGTTTTGCCCCAATATATGTTTGTTGTTCCGTTGTTGTGCATACTTGCCCAGTCGATGTAGAATAAGTTGACTTACACTGAGGGCTTGCTCTATTATGCGAAAATACAAACATACTGTCCTTTGGAATCTGGGAATATATCATCTCATTCTTCAAAGGAAGAGGAGTTCCCTGGGGAACAAATAAATAATCACTTTTAATAAGAGGCGTGTTTGCTGGTTCCGCTTTCCAGTAATTGTGATTATTGGCGATTAATTTTATCCCATCATAATTACCGTATACTCCGCTTCCCATTTCATAACTAACTGGTGCGGGTGTATTGACGCTTAAGAGATAATTATTATTTCCTAAATAGGATGCCTGCTGATTTTTAACAGCAACATTTTTAACTGGTGCATTATAATATGATGGATTAACTCCGGAATAATTAGGTTGCATTATATATAGTGAATAGAAAAAAATTATTCATTCTTTTTTTTACAAAATATTCTATTAAAAATTTCGAATATCATTTTCTTCCAATCTAAATTAAATTTGTCATATGTTTTCAATATATAATCCTCATTTGTGTTATATTTGTTTATCTTTGTTTCATCTAAATTTCTTTTAAATTGGAATACTTCATTCTGATTTGTTCCATCTACTTCGTATTCATTCAAAAAAAGATCCTCCATTTTTAATCGCACATCTCTAAATAAAAAATCTTTGTATTTTAGTGAATATAAATTGGAGAGCGGTATTCCAAAATTTTTGGATTTATAAAAATCTCCAATTGGACCACAATATTGATTCATCAGCTTATTTCTTTCCATGTTTAATTGTATATCACCTGAATTATCTTCTATCATTATTATTTGATTGTTCATCTTCATTTTTATGTCATTTAAGCTAAAAAATGGAAAAATAATTTTGTCAATATTTGGATCCAATAAAAATTGTATTATATAATACTTATTATTCCATTTATATCCAACATCTAGTAAATAACCTGGTTGATTACTACAAGTAATTACGATTTCATGACCTATTTTTTTAACATATAAATCAACATTTAACTCATGTAATTCTTTTGTATCTTTATTAATAAGGTGCATATTTTGAATATCTATTATATTATTTGTTCTTTTTGTAAAATAATATAAGAAGCGGTATTTAAGTTCAAAATATAAATTAAAAAGAAACTTTAGTATATTTACCATTTTAGTAATACATATCTATTTTTTTTTAAATGCTTAAGAATTATTTAGAGAAGAAGATTATTCCAAATATTTAGAATTGCAGTAAATTTTTTTTCATATTATATAATATAAAGATGAGCAATTGTGCAAATATTATAAATCGTTTGACTCGAGAAGTATGCAATTTACAGATTGATCTTGCAAAATTTGATTGTATGAGGGGTGTTTTAGAATTAAACCAGGATATACTCCAACGTTTAAATGAAACTGCCTATTTAGTTCCAAATGACTCCGCCCATTCCTCTCATTGTGGTATTCCTGTAACTGTTAGCAAGACTTATAATGGTTCAACTACTACTTATAATGCGCTTTTAGTTGCAAAGACCACTGATGGTAAAGCCATCCTTGTTTCAACTAGCAACCTATACAAGTACACTGAGCGCCAATGCACTGGATTTGTTTGCTTTACTAGTAATCTCCCAGTCTGTGTTGAAAAGATTGATGTGAAAGTTTTGGAAACTTTAGATTCTGCTGCAGTCGCCAAAATTCTTCAAGACTGTTCATCCACAACTTGCCATGGGACTCTTACTTTAGAGGAGTATAATATTTTATTGGCGTTTTTGTATCCATATGGTGTTCGATCAATTGGCATCCATCAAGCAGCCTGTTTCTACAAATCTGCAATGCGTTTAAATAAGCATCTTGATGAATCTGCCGAACAAAATGAACCAAACGAACCAAATGAACCAAACGAACCATCTGATATTCCTCTTGAATTAAATGTTCGTCATGTTCAAGATGAAAATAGCGCAAGTGTTTCAAATGTTACTCTGACAAATGATGCAATTGAGGCAAAATTAAAGGCTTTATTGGAATCTACTGAAACAGAATCAACTTCTTAAAATTATTGGACATTTTTTAAAAAATATATACTATATTTTTTTTCTTTAATAATCTATAGATGACTAATTCTAATCAATTACAGAAAGTTAGAAATGAACTGTCATATGTTCTTAGATTTGGTGGAGTTTGCACGGCTATTCAATTTAGTCCCTCTAATATTTCTCATGATGAATCTAAAATAGCATCATCAACTATAATAAATGTAATCAATGAATACATGTGGAACAAAGGGATTGATATTATTTCTACAAATTATGCAAATGGAGGCGCTGGTTTTATGCTTCTTACTACAACTTCAAATAAAGATGCTATGAAAGATATACTTTCTAATCTAGATATTAAGAAATCTCAAAAGAATGAATACATTGTATCTGCAAATGAAATTATTGATTTATCTACAAGTAACTCATCTAATTTATCGCATGTTTTTTTTAGCATGAAGATTATTGATAATTATAAGGTAAATAAGCAAAATCAATTATCAATTGATTTGAATGAAAATTCCAATATAAGTGATAATATTCAAATTTGTGAGAGGTCCATAGTAAATCATTTGCGTAATTTGAATTTATTAAATGATGAGACTGACGCAGGATTACTCACAATAATTGGCGATGTTTTCAAGTCTGTTGCTGATAATTCAAAGAAATATGCTGTTCCTGGCTTAATTATTGTTGCTCTATTCTATGCATTAAACTATGTTTATCAAAAGTGGAAAAATCTGGAAAAGGAGAATAAATTAGAGCCAACAGAAGCTTCTACAACTCATTCAAAAGCTTTGAAAAATAGTGATGATTCTCGCGAATCTGTTGAACCAGCTGAGCCAAATGAGCCAGCTGAACCAGCTGAACCTTCTGATTTTGAGGTAAATTTAACTACAAGAACAGTTCATAATAATCGTATTTCTACTCTTCTTAAAACTTTAGAGGACTCGGAGGTCAAACATAATAAAACTACAAATATTGAGGCAAAGATCCTTTCTCTTCTTGCTGAAACAACTGAATCACGTTAATAAATTTTTAAAAATATATAATATAATTTTATAGTATATATTTAATGAGTTATACAAATTATATAAATAAATTATCTTCTGAAACTAAAAAAGCATTAGAAGAATCATCAAATGTAAATCATGAAATTCAAGATTTGAAAAGATATAAATATTCTATGAAACATTTGAATGATAATACTATTGGTTATAATATTAAATATAAGTTATATGATGAGAATGAAATTTATACAATAATGAATTCAAATAGTTATGAAATACTTTTATTTTATTTAATTGAAAATGAAATATTTTTAAATAATGTATATATTAAATATGATATATATAGAGGAAAAAAAGAAGAATTTTATATATCATTTTTTCATACAAATAAAGAATATATACAACACATACATTTAAATATAATTCAAAACATAAAACAGACAATTTCTGAAATGTCAAAAAATATGCGTAATAAATTACCTGATAGTATTAATTTACCATATTTGCTAAAATTAAAATTGTTAAAAAAAGAATATCCAATTTTAATTAACATAATTTGCAATATTATTGAAAAAAGAAAATTAAAAGAAGATTCTGAAGAAATAATCAAATCTATAATTAAAATACTTCAAATTAATGAAATTAAAATCATAGAATGTAGTTCATTTCAATTAACTACTTATTTATCTCAAGAAGACCAAATTAATTATTTAGTATTAAATGATAGGTCAGAAGATTCCAAAAATTCAGTAGAGTCGAAATATTCAGAAGAATCGCAAGACAATAAAAATATTGAATTTATAAATAATAATATTAGAGAATTATTCTGGCATGCAGCTGATCCAAAGAAAAATAAAAATAAAGAATCTACAAAAATTGGACATTCTCTTTTTTTTACACTTATATTTGCAGCAGTAGTATATTTTATTCCAAAATATTTTAATAAATTATCGGATTTTGGTAAAAATAATGTTGTTATCGATAATATATTAGATTTAGCAACCGAAGATTTAACCCAAACAAACATTCATAAAAAATCTAAAAATTTATCAAAGTTAGATACAATAATAGAAAAATCCAATGAACCCAATGAACCCAATGAACCCAATGAACCCAATGAACCCAATGAGCCAAGTGAACAACAAGATGAATTAAAAATTATTGCTAGCACTATTTTAAAAAAATACAATGAATCATCGCATCAAAGCAAAAATGTAGAATTGAAAAATATAAAGGATCGTTTAAAACTTATTTTAGAGGAAACTTCAACAAATTAGCCGATTTATTTTATACATTAATACAATGAATGCAAATTGTGTTAATGTTCTTAACAAAACCGTGAGTGATGTTTGCCTTTTGGACAAAAATGTGAATCAGAATACAAATGATATAGATTTTCTGTTCAAATATATGCAATTTACTAAAAATTTACAGCTTGCATATTTAGGATGTGATGTTCAAATAAATGCATGTGTATGTTCTTTTCCCATTCAAAAATGTTTCATTAAGGATAAATTACTTGAATTTTATTTAGTAGGTATTTTAGAATATCTAAATAATCAACATTACGAAAACTACTATTTCATTGCTAATAGTTCTTCTGATATTCCTGCATTATTTCGGAATGGTTCATTCCAATATCCATGTGTAGTTGAAATTGGGCTTATTTCTTGTGATAGATACAAATTAGTCAGTATTGTAGATACTACAAAATCCCAGGATTATTCAAGCCTTAAAGATGTTGTGCTTTATTTACAAGAGACTTTACACTGTAATATCCCACAATATGCTCTGGCTATTCTTCAATTACTAACAAAGAGCCCCGATATTTATTTGCAGAAGTGTGATACTAAAGCTCTAACATCAGGCACAATATGTCAAGCCTATTCTTCTTTGCAGGATGTTAAGAAAGAAACAAATGAGCTATTCTGTTCACTAGTGAATCAATATAAGCATCATTATACTACAAATTCTGTTATTGAAACAGTAATTTTCTACGTGAAGAGAGCCAGTGATATTCTTTATCTGGAATATAAACAGAAGTCATTTAATAATCCATTCTTTTCACCACCTACTCAGCATGAAATATTCGAAAAAGCCAGAGATTTATTCCTGGAGGATAACAGTTTAGAAATAAATAATTGTGGGCTATTTGTAAATTCTGGACCTTATGAACCAAATGAGCCCAATGAACCAAGTGAACCATCTGATTTAAGTGAGATATACTTAAATACAAAAGTCCACTTGGCTGATTTTGATGATTCAAAAACTGAAGCAAATATCGATTTCATAATTGAAAATAAAATTAAAAAATTGCTTGAAATGACGGAAACTGAGACAACCCAAACTTCATAATTTAAGGATAGGGGCTAGAATTATTCTTTATAATATATTTTATATATTATAGTATGTCTTCAAGTGATTTATGTTCCATGGTAAATATTTTAGCTAGAGCATATTGTGATTTAAAAAATAATAATTCAACATGTGATAAAAACCAGCTTATTTTTAATACTGATTTTTATGTGAATAAGAGGATAATATTGTTTAGTTTAGTCAATTATGAATATACAACTACCTCCAATATTACGATTACTCGGGATGAATTAGCAATTATCCGCGAATTTTTACTTACATATATTACTAAATTCACTTCTAATACAATTAATGATGTGTATATTCATTATACAGGTGGCTGCCTAATTTATTCTTTTGTTTCCTATGAAAGAAGTGCAGTAATTGCGGATAGTTCTCAGACAATCAAGGAAATCCAGAATGATATTGCTGCGAATTACGAGAATAATATATTTAAAGTAATAGAGATGTTTTTTATGAATTTCCCACCTGATTCACCTATTACGAAAATAAAAAATCTATACAAATATTTTCAAAGTGGGCGCAATTATTCGAAATATAATATTAATACTCTAATGAACCGCAGTAATCTTGAGAAATATTGTCTATCTATTTCCGATTGTTCTGGACACCATCCACACCCTGAACCCTATGAGCCATATGAGCCGAATGAGCCGAATGAGCCGAATGAGCCTAGTGAGCCCAGTGATTACATTTTACTCACTAAAAAAATAATTAATAATACTATAAAAATGAATGAAGATGATATAAAAGCGGCGATTTCAAAAATTTTGGAAATAACTACTTCTCAAGAAGTATCGAACATACCGGATTAGGATTGACAAAGTCAATCCTAAGGAAGGGAATTATTCAGACTTTGTCTGAATAACACCGGATTAGGATTGACAAAGTCAATCCTAAGGAAGGGAATTATTCAGACTTTGTCTGAATAACCCCGGATTAGGATTGACAAAGTCGATCCGAAGGAAGGGAATTATTCAGACTTTGTCTGAATAACCCCGGATTAGGATTGACAAAGTCGATCCGAAGGAGTTTAAAAAAAAAATAATATATATTAATAATCCCCCGAAAATGACATCTCGAAATCCTACTCACACTCCTTGGACTCTCTGGTATCACGCTATTGAAGACTCAAATTGGACAAAAGATACATATACAAAAGTCGTCGATATTCATTCGGTCGAACAATTTATTAAAGTTTTTCAACAATTCCCATCGTTCACCAAAGGAATGTTCTTTCTTATGCGCAAAGATATTTTCCCACAATGGGAAGACGAAAGTAATATTGAAGGTGGCTATTGGTCATTCAAAATTGGTAAAAATGTATCTGAAAAAGCCTGGTATGAATTAGCAGCTAGTTGTATTGGGGAATCTTTGACAATTAATCCTGATAATATGGTAAATATCAACGGTATTAGCTATAGCCCCAAAATTAATAATGTGATTATTAAAATATTGAACCGCTGGGCAGATAAAAATGAATCCAGCCAACTCACAGAAAAAATTGAGAATTTGCACCCATCGACTTCTCAGTATAAACCTCATATTGAAAATAAAGATGAATTTGTTACACAATAATTACATAGGTTCAATCTGGTATAATTCTGTAAATTCTGATGTAAAATGTTCAATTATAAAATCAATTACTTCTTTTTCACAATTTCTAAATTTTTTCATATTTTTTTTAATATCATCAATTTTCATCCATTTTGCTTTATCTTTTTCTAAAAATCCATTATTCCTAATAATTTCTAATTCTTTTTTATTATTTAATATTTTTTTAGTAAAATTATTTGAAAAACTAAAATATTTTGATAATGATGGTTCATATTTAACTGGTAAAAATAATATTACTCCTCTATAAATATCCGATTGTATATTTAATATTTTATTAAAATTATCTTTTATATATTTATCTATTAAATCAGATTCTCCAAAAAATCCATTTGTTTCTTCCCAAAATTCTCTTATTAAACCATCTATATTTTTTTCTTTTTCTTTTATAATTCCTCCACCAAAACTTCCATATAAACCTCTATCGCTCCAATTTACATCTTTTGTTTCTCTGCCAAATAAAAAATAATATTCATTTTCATAAAAACTAAATGGAATTGCACCAGCTCCATTTATATCCATTTCATTTAACTCACGTATTGTTTCAATTCTTTTTAATTTCATTATAAAAAAGAATTATTTTTATTTTATTATTACACCAAATTATTACATAACTTTGGGCGCCAACGCCAATTTTAAGTATCCCAAACTTCCCACCTTATACTGAATAATTAGTGGAAAATCATTTTTCATAAAAATCTGAACATTATTGCTCAAATGTGTGCATTTGGTGAATAATACTAAGTGGCGTAAATTATAGTAGCCTTGGATGACCTCATAGCTCTCATTATTCTTGTCAAAAGTTAGCCCACCGTGCTCACTGCAAACGGTCTCTTGATCTGCAAAATCACCAGTGCAACTGAAAATTAACTTGTTTCCTACATTTTTAATTTCGATCAAATCGGAAAGATTGCTCATGTCCTTGCAAATCTTCTGGAAATCATCACTCGGCATTGTAATCGTATTCTCGAACTTCTGTGGCGGAATACTAACCTCCTCATATTTAATATCCATGAGGTTCAGCTTGTAGTGAGTAACACTGTTCTTGTCACTATTGTCAATCTTGATACCCAATTTATTTGGGTCACTCTCACTAATATAGAGCGTTAAGCAATCGTTATTATTGCTTATTGTTTTAATCAACTTATGAAAATACATCATACTTACTCCAACAATGAGCCTCTTTTTGCAATTATAGGACTCGAAGCGTCCTCCTTCGAGCCTCAAATGAACAAGAATAGTTTGGCTGCTGTCCATTGCCACTATTTTAATGTAGCCTTTGTCCTCTTCTTTTTCAGAATCACTGCTACCTTTATTAAATTCAATATTCACATCAGTAAGAATATCCTTCAGAGCTTCGACTAGAGTTTTAAAAACAGTCGTCTGAACAGTCTTGCATTCCATAATGTTTCCAGTCATTCTATATTTCTTATATTATCTAAACCTTTTAAACTGATTTATTTTACGAAATATATACCCCATGCCACAAATATAAAAATTGATTTAAAAAAATCCTATTATAGAAGTTATCCAAATGGAATTTCCGATTTGTAATACAATAAATGAAGATGATGAGGAGATGCTTCTTTCTATTCTTGAAAAAAAAAGCAAAAAGAAGATAGAATTGCCGGAAGTGGGTTGTCTGAATATTAGTGTAAAAACAGCATGTTGTTATATTGACAAGATATACAATATAAAAAAAATGGCGCAATCAATTGAACAAAAAATAAAAAAAGATAGCTCTATTTTAAAAGCCATTAATTATACGAAGACGGAGGAAGAAGGTGCCTCCGGAATTTTAGTTAAAAATAGCAAATCAAATAATAATTTTTATAATTCGATATGCATAACAGTTTGCATTCGCGAGAATAAGAATATTAATCTTATGATTTTCACAAATGGGCGCATTACTTGCACAGGTGCCAAAAATGACAATGATGGGTATGACGCCGCGAATTATTTACTAGATGAAATGAAATTGGACACGACTATTTTTGAAAAAGAAGAGGATGCAGCAGAAGCAAAAATTGTAAATTACGATATTGTTATGATCAATTCCAATTTTTCAATTGGCTTTATGATAGATAACCATAAATTATACGATATATTAATATCTAAACGAGGCTATTATCATTTGTTCAGCAGTTTTGACCCAAGAACATATCAAGGTGTGAAAATCTATTTTATGTGGAATACGAATCAGTTGATTAAAAATGGGGTTTGCGCTTGTTCAAATAAAAAATGCAAAATTTCGGCGAAAAAGAAGAATGGAAATGGAGAGGGTGATTGTCGGAGAATAAGTGTCGCAGTTTTCGGCACTGGAAAAATTCTAATCGCAGGAGCAAAAAATAACTCGCAATTGTACGATACATATAATTTTATTATCAAATTACTCCAAGAAAATTATGAGTCAATATCACAATATAATATGGAGGACAAGCGGAGGATTATTAGGATATGTACTTCAAAGAAAATGGCTGCTTAGGCGCTTCCACCTTTTGTGCATTCAGCGCGGACATAGCCAACCGCACAATTCTCGGAAATTATCTGTTTTGCGAATGATAGTAGCCCAAATTTTGCCTGACATTTCCGATTCGGATTTTCCGTTTGTGGGAAAGGGTCCGTCGTTCTATCAAATAATTCTTTCCCGTCATAATAATTACCATCGCAAATCGCCCTCTGGGAGCCCTTTGGACACCCAGTGAAATCAATTGTTTTATATCCAACACGCAAGTATTTTCCGAATTTACCGGGATTATCCACGTGATTTGCTTGACAAACTACATTCATATCTTTCCCGATAGGAACACACTTAGTGGAATTTTCTGGGATTAAAGCTCCAGCTTGATAGCCAGTTTCACAAGTAGCACGAAAATTATTTTGCTGGGCACATCCCTGGCTTTCAATTAATTTAAGACCATAATTTAGCCCAAATTTCTTCTTGCACTCAATATCGTAACTTATGTAATCCGATTTAGGATACTTAAAACATGTTGTTGATTGGTGTGGACTTGAACTATAACTTACTCCAGGAATTACTTGCTTAGAATTTGATTTAAGGGCTGCCGCCATTTGTTCTTTTGATAAACAAGTTTTACCGCGATCTGGATGCCTAAATCCAAATATTGTCTTTCCATTATTTTCGTAGCTACAAATTCCCATAACTGGGGATCCTTGTTCTACAGGTGCGAATGTTTCTGTTGATCGAGTGGTGCTAGTGGTACTTTTAGTTCCACTTTTACTGTTCTCTGGGCAAGTCTCTTTTATACTTTTTTCAACAGCAGCTTCACAATTGGTGGTAATATCACAAACACCGCCGATTACATAGCCCATTTTACCATCTTTTTCGCAGATACCTTGAGCATTTGTTAATTTTTCTACAGTATCTACATTCGTATTAGTAGCTAGCCCAACTATTAGAATAATAGCAATAAACAATACAAAAGTTCCAAAAACGAATATGAAAACACTATTAAAGTATTCAACGAAATATTTTCCAACTAAATATAATGCAATCGGGAAAACTAAAATAAAACTCATTAAAATGTATCCCACGTAGGTCCCTGTTTGATTATCATTCTTTCCTGATTGGACTATCAAAAAAATTGTAGAAATAAATGTTGCAATTATGAGGACAATTAATATTTTATTCCACATTAATTTATATCTATATTTTTTGTTTTGGCAAAGGTTTAAAATTAAAATCACTCTTTAATATAAGCACATGGCTGGAGGTTTAATGCAATTAGTCGCTTATGGAGCACAAGATTTATATTTAACAGGTAATCCTCAGATTACCTTTTTCAAAACAATATATCGGAGATACACAAATTTTTCCATGGAATATATACCCCAATATTTTCGCGTTCTCCCCACATTTTCTACCACCCAGCGCAATCAACTTACTGTCAAAATTGACCGGAATGCCGACCTTTTGCATGATTGCTATGTTTTAATAGACTTGCCCAATATCTATTCCACTGAAGCCGAGCGCTTCCAATGGGTCGAAAATTTAGGCGAAAATTTTATCGCCAGTGCCGAAATTACCGTCAATGGGCTAGTTATTGACAAGCACTATAGTAATTGGCTCAATATTTGGGCACAATTGACTATTACCAGGAGCAAGCGTCGGGCATATGACGAAATCACTGGAAACATTTGGCAAATGAGGTATCCCGACAAATACTACGGTAATTACAGCCCTACTACAAAACCCAGTATTGCTGGAAGACGGCTATATATCCCTCTTCTTTTCTGGTTTTGTGTAAATCCGGGGCTCAGTATTCCTCTTATTTCCCTCCAATATACGGAGATCTATATGAATATTGAATTCCGCGCATTGAATGAATTATTTACAATGTGGTATGGTTTGAGCCCTGATAGTATCTATGAATTTGGTAAAAGTGGCACATCTCCTACAACGGGCATTCCTGAATTTGATAAACAGCTCTTTCAAGCTATCCAAGTCGCCAAACTACCCTCTGTTCCAGCGGCGACATTAGTTGATTCACTGGAATTGGAGGGCTATGGACCTCTTAACTATTTCTGGCGATTTGTTAATGGAACGCAGGCACCGAATGGCGTTTGGACACAGAACTCCTATGTTTTTTGTAATTATATTTTCCTTGATGAAGATGAACGCCGCAGATTTGCACAGACTTCACACGAATATCTAATAACTCAAGTCCAGCGCCAGGTTTTTGGTGGGATAGATGGACAACAAATATTGGATCTAAAAATTTCGCAGCC